GTTTATCTTGTTCTGAGGGTAATCCTAACCCTACGTTGTTGGGTTTTGGGGTAATTTCTCCATCTGCATTTTCAGAAGTACCTGCGCCAAATTGCAACTGTAAAGTTGTTTCGTTTAAGAATCTAGTTGTAAATCTGTTAGGTACTTGTTTTGTTTGAAGTAGGTAGGGTACTTCGGAATCTTAGGTAGGAGTATTTGGGTTAGTATTTCTTATACTATCAAAAATTACATCTTGACCTAGATAATCTACATCGTACCAAATATTTCCTTCACTGTCTACAATAGACTCAATTCCGATAATATCGGCATCTTCAATATCTACTGTACTAAAAGATTCTGGGGTTCCGAATGTAAAAGTCTTTGTTTTTGTTCTAGCAGATATAACCTGTACGGATTTTTTTAATAAATAACTCTCGACATTACCTCCTGTAATTTCATATATAGAGGTTGTAGTTGGATTTTCACTACTAGACACTGCAAAATTTAATGTGTCTTGAGTAATGAAACTAATAGAAGAGTCTGAAGGATTTCCTACTTTAAAACCTTGTGGAATCGTTATAGTATAGTTCCAATCCGGTTGACCTGCTACTGCGGGAAGTTCTTGGTAAAATTCAACCGTTGTTATTGCAGCAGATGTAACTTTAGGTTTATAACCTAGTAAGTAGGCTAATTCATAAAGATTGTTAGTCTGTCTTGCATATTGAATAAAAGTTTCTTGAGCTTGATTATCAATATAAAAAGACATTATATCACCTACATAAGCAGCCATTTCCATAAACAACATTCCAGTTGAAGATGGTGTAAAGTCGTTGTAGGTATCTGGGAAGTATGTTTTGGAGAATTCTATTAACCTCTCTCTTAAGCTGTTAAAATCTCTGTTTAGGTAATTTATATTTCTTTGAACTGCCATATAAGGTTTATATAATTATAGTAAGTGTATCTTCTACTTGTAGATTTTTAACTCTATAAGTTAATTTAACTAATAACTGGTTACTATCTTCGTTTGAGTATACTTGTAATTCTACTATTTCTACATTCGGGAAATACGTAGCAAGATCACTTTGTAATCTCTGTTGAGCGAGATCAAAAGATTCATCATCTAGATTTTCAAAAATAACATCCTTTAAACCTCCTCCGAAAGTAGGATTCATAAAGCGTTCTCCAGGAGTAGTGCTAAAGAAGTTTTCAATGTTATATTTAATCTGCTCACCAGTAGTGTAGGTACTGTTAAATACAGCTTCTCCTGAGAAGGGCAATTTAATACCTACTGCAGTTCTAGGTTGAATATCTGCTAGAGTCTTATTTGCTACTCTGATTGCCATCTATTTTATTTTTTTATCATTACCATTACCTGGTCAAGAGATACTTCCCCTGGAGGTAATGCAGATCCTTCACCGGCTGTGTTAGCTGATGCCGGGGGCTGGTAAGCTGGTCCGGCTCCAAAGCCTTGAGCGTCGGTGGAAGTCATGTTTAAATTTCCGTTTCTTGATTGGGCCATTCCATCTAATAGAGAAGAGTACTTCTCTCTTACAGAAGGTCCTGTTTGGGTTGGAGCTGCTGCCGGTCTTGCTGCCGGTTGAACATTCTCCGTTACAACTTGTTTAGGTGCACGAACTGCCTCTAGAAGAATTTCCTTTAGTTCCTCTTGGATAGCTTCTTTAACAGCTTCTTTAATTAATTTCTTTAGAGCGTCTGATTTCATTATTTATAAATATTTCTTAGTTTGCTTTTAGATTTTCTTCATCTATTCTTACTTGTAATTGTTTTAATAGTAGATCGGGTACTGAGGTGAATGAGGGTGGAGTTGTTAATACTGCTACTCCTGATCTATCATAAGCTATACCTATTCTACTCTGGTATCCGCTTACATCCTTACCTGTTAATTGTACTTTTAGAGTAAAACCTTTATAACCTATTTCTCCACGTTGTACCTCCTGTGTTAATTGAGGATCTGTTAAATTATTTAATTCTTCGTTAATAGCTTCGAATGGTATTTCTTGATCTTTACTACATCCCAGTATTAAATTATCTAAAGAGTTTAGATTGTCTAATATCAAGCCAAGAATATAACCTAGGATTGCAAAAGTTGTAGTGAGACCGTCTGCAACTAATCCATATAGATTTAACCTTAAAATAATGGACTCTTTAGCGGAATTTACGGCAGGTGGTGTTGGAAATGGGTTTGCGTTATAAACAGCTAACCCTATCTTAGCTGCTTGTATAGCGGCAGATAAGCCAGCGGATGAGAGTAGTCCTATTTGGACTAGACTGTATAGGCTGTTTAGTGCTCTAATTAATCTGTTTCTACGTGCTATAATTTCTTTAATTTTTTCTTCATCTGGACATGTTTTATTTGCTTCAATAATATTTTTATCTGCATTTGACATTACCAGCTGGAGGATCTGGGGTCCAAATTCCTGCAGGAGTTCTAAAACGATAGGTTGTAGATTTTCTTTAACCTCCTCAATAACTTGATTTAACCTTTTCTTTAATTCTATTTGAGGGGGTAATTTTAATTTACCTTTAACTTCATTAAATTTACCTGTATACTCGTTGATTTGGTCAGTTGCATACCGTTGTATTTCTTTTAGACCGCGTAATAAAGCAGATAACCTAATAGTACCTAAATCATAAGCAGTACTTTGATTTGAAATAGCTAAACCTTGTTTAGGTACTTCTTCATCTGTGTATAGTTTGAGTACCTTTTTAGGTATTACTACGTCCTCGGTTACATATACTAATGGATTAGCTGTACTAATTTTATCAATAGTTTTTGTAGATACTTTCGTATCTGCTCCTTTATCTTGGGGTATTATACTGAGTTTACCTGTATCGAGGTCAAATTGAGATAGTGGTATAAATAACTGAAATTCTCCGAATGCTCCATCTGCAGGATTGGCAGTAAATACGTCGATAAGAGAAGAGCCTTCAGGAGGTTCTTCTTTAGTCTTCTTAGGGTCGTCTATAGTCTTACCAGCAATCAGTACTAATTTAGGTGTAGTTACAGTATCTACAGGAGTTGGTATTTCTGTCGTATCTGTAGTTGTTATAGGTTCTTCTACGTATTTTCCATCTGGACCTTTTTCCTGTCCTGAGTATTGTATTTTTACTCCTCCTATAGGATCTCCAAAATCATCAGCAATAGTTCCTTTAAGTACGATATACTCTTTATAAGTAACTTCGGTTTTTTCTTCTTGTACAGGTTCTTCTTCCGGTACAACTTCTTCTGTTGGTTCTGCAAATAAAACTTTCCATGTATTAGGGCCTACTAGACCATCTACTTTTATCTGAGCTGTTTCTTGAAATGTTCTAACCGCTTTTTCAGTTACAGGTCCATAAATTCCATAACCAGGTTGATCATCATCTTGAGGTAGAACTGCTATATTAGCAGGGAGATCTAAACTTCTTATAGCATAATATAGTTTTAATTGACTCTGTATGAGTTTAACATCCTGTCCTTTGGATCCACGTTTAAAAGGGCCTGTATTTGGATAAGCAGTAGCCATTACTGTGTTTTAGTGGTGTTAGATAAGACTGTAGAATCAGAAACTTCTGCCATAGGTCCTCTTACTTTACCTAATACGTTTGCAAATTTATCTATGGAAGCTCCAAACATCGTACTTACTTCTACTAAGGATTCAATAGGTATATTAACGGGTAATCCGGTTAACGGATCTGTGGACGGTACTGTTGCGGTTCCTAAAGCTCTTTGAACTTGTTTCATTGCATTTAAAAAGGAAAGCATCTCTTTAACAAAAGTATCCCCTTTTATTAATCTCTCTTCTGCATCTTTAGAACCTAGTAGTACTTCTTGACTCTCTACTACGGTTTTTTTCGTTTGTAGATTTATAGATTCATTAGAAGTTACTGTAAAGGTTTTATTAGCACAATTTAGTATAGAATCTTGACTTGCATTAAATACTAACCTGTCTGAAGATAGGATTATTTGTGGGTTTCTAAATTCTGGTATAGATATAGGTGTTTTGTTTTCTTCAAAAGAGGTTGTTCTGAATGCAGAAGGTTTTAATGGGATTTTTTGTTCTGAGGTTAAATATATAGAAGAGTAGTCTTTATTTATATCTTCTGATACTGTCTCCCATACTGGTTTAGTCTCTCCTAAATTAGGTTCTACTCCATTTCTCAAGATTGTGATTGGAGGGTTAGTACTTAAGTAGTTTCCCCAGTTTCTACCTAAACCATAATCTGAATTAGTACTGCTAAACCTTAAACTATTTCCCCAACGTCCTTCTAGTATTAGGTCTCCTGGGTAAGGTGTTAATGTTGAGATGTATGGAAATTCAGTAAAAGGATCTCCTGGTTTAAAAATTTCTGTACCGTTAGTATCTATTTGACGTACAACTTTATCACCTACAGTAACATAATCAGACCTACTTCTATCAGGTAGTCCATCACCTTCTCCAGGTATTGCGAAGATTTGATCTGGTACAGCGTTATGGTGACTATTAGCCCACACGTTAGTTGGGGGTAGGTAGTAGTAACTAAAGGAGTTGAGGTTATCTAATATACCTGAGTCTGAGCTTTGTACTACTAGTACTATTTCATGCTCAACTGGTAGGTGTTTTATATTGGAATATAAAGGTGCGGCAAATTGTTTGTTGAGTAGGTTTTTATCTTTAGTAGGTTGTTTTACGAATTCAAATATAATACCGCCGATAGAAGCCCATTCTCCGTGTTTTTTAAATAACTCAGGATACTCTTTATCATCTAAGATAACTGCAAGTACACGAACGGGTTCTAAGTTTAAAGAGCTGGCCATTATTATTCTTTATCTCCTTCTGGAAGTTGTTTTGGTGGTTCTTGACTGTTCTGAATATTGTCAATTTCTCTTAAAAGCTGTTCTCTTTCTTCATCAGAAATACCGAAGCCTTCAGCTCCTGAATCCTGGTTCTGAAATACTCTTTGAAGGATAGTCGCTACCTTGATTAACTGTTCGTCATTCTTAACTCCTATCTCCATATACTCCTTAATCAAAGGAACGATGATGGTTGCATCACCGGTATCTTGAATCAAAGGACGTAGTTCGGATATTAATCCCGATATCTGCTTTTCTTTTCTTTTTTGATTATCGTAGATCTCCTCTAAAAGTTCGGAGTAACGCTTTTCTTTAAATATAATCTTTTCTAAGCTCATAAAGGGTCTATTTTTTATAAATAGAATCCACTTAGATTCTGAATTCTACATAACCGTGATCTAGGTAATGTAAATAGTGTTTTTTGTAGATATCCCCTAATTCATTAGCTACTTTAGTAATTTTTGGTGTTTTAACGTCTACCATTTCACGGATATAGATGTATAGGGCTTTCTTATTGAAGATTGAGATACTTTCTCTTTTTCTAAATAATTCAAGGATTGCATCAGCAATCTGGGCATCTTCTTCTTTAGGGAATATGTTGAAGATATTTTTTGTACAGAACTCAACATACACATCTAAGAAATCTGATAGTTCATCAACGTGGTGTGATGCTACTGCTCCTTGATCTTCTTGAGACATATCAGGTAGTTCACCATGAGTCCATTCTCCTTCTTCCTCTCTTGAGATACTATCTAGGGAAAGCATCTGCATTCTCTTCTTATAGTTCTTTTCGTTAGAAGCTATGAGATAACGCTTGGCTACTGTTCCAAAGTATGAATAAGCCTTTGCTCCTTTAGAGGGATCAAATAGATGTAATTTACTTAGTAGGAAAGTTACCACTTCATGCTGTAAATCCTCTAGATTAGATTCTTCTGTGTAATAGAATTTAAAGGTGTGAATTAGGTTTTGTGTTAATTTAAAAAAGGGATAGTCTAACTCCTCCCTATAAATCTTACTACGAACTTCTGGATCTGGTTCGTTATTATATCTAATAATAGCGTCTTCTGTATCTGAGGTAAAGTAATTTTTACTTTTCGGTCTCCTCTTTTTCTTTTGCGGTTCCATCTTCGGTGTTAATTAATCTAAAATTGTTTAACCTTGATTGTATGTTTAGAACCTGCTCAAAGAACCATCCGATTTCATCATCAGATTTAAAAGTACCTTTCTCATCTATTTTATTAAGTCTGGTAGCTGAATGTTATATGATCTTTGATAGAGAGTCCATGTAGCTTAGGTAACTAGCTAGGACGTCTTCCTGTCTTTCATTCTTACGAAGAAGGTTCCAAGTTGTGAAACCTAGAACCAACGTCGTTGTAGAAAGTATTATAATTGCTATAAGCATTTTTTAGTCGTTAAAGAAATTATCCATTACGTTTTTCAAACCTTCGGACTTAACATTGCCTAAAGCTTTATTTTTAGCTTTCTGCTGATGTGTTACCGGGCTTGAGGCTTTCTTCTCCATTTTAAAGTTTTTAGATTTAGGAGCGTCCTCTTTTCCTCTCTGAGTCTCAATAACGGCTGCCATCAAGTCTGCCTGGTGTAAAATATAAACAATGGCAGATTTAGGCTTACTTTCTGGAATTCTGGATATTAGATAAGGCTTATTAGCATCATCATATAGTCCGTCATGAGTTCTGATAGCTAGCATTTCGTTAAGAGTGTAACGAATACCGGCTTCTTGTAAAAGGAAAAGAGAACGATCAGGGATTGTCATGAACCCTACTTCCCCGTTAAACGTATAGAGTTCTCCTAAATTTCTTTTTCTCCAATCATCCTGGGAAGGTATATAGAGATTGTTTGATGAATCTCCAACCTTACCTAAATCATGGTTAATAGCAGCAAAGACAAGTTCCTCTTTAGTAAAAGTAGTCATATCACAACCCATACTCTCCCAGAGATTACATTGAGCTAAAGCACAGCGTACAACACGGTTAACATGCTCTACATATCCTCCAGGGAAACAGTTATGAAACTTGGTAGTGTGAGCGGCAGGCATTAAGACAAAACGTTCTTCGTTAGTCTTGTAAAAATCTAGAAGGGCCTGTCTACGAGGATCGGAAATATGAGTCTCAATGTTTGAGAGAAACTCATTCCAATTTTCTTGAATTTGTTCTGCTGTAAGGTTCATAGTCTAAATATACGAACGAAAACGGTTAATTGCCACCTACTTCGTTAGGACTTTTAGGTTCAAGTTGAACGTAAGATTTTATTTTCTCTAAACGTTCATCTGCTTGATCTAAGGTAGCCATAAATTCTTTTATTGACTCCCCCCTCTGTACCATACGTCTTAAAGTCTTTAATTGACTCTCTAATACATCTACATTGTTAATTATAATATCTCTATATCTCATAGTTTTTATGTCTTGTTTTATCTTTGGGTTTTATCAAACCCCCGTGATATTAAGATACTCACGGAAAACTATAAAGGCAACTTATTTTGAGAAAATTTTATAAAATCTTGAAATTTCTTTATAAATGCACACTTTTCATACTCTTCTCGTTCGGTAAAGAACTCAATAGTCACATTACAAGCCTGTAAGAAATCCTCTCCGGTCTTATCTAAAAGTACTTCAACATGTAAAGGATCATCAAGATTAATTTGGGCTAAAAAAGATAATGCCCGGTTATAAATCATAAACTTATTAAAGTGTTCTTGTTCTGAAGCAGTTACCTTACGTTCAATCTCTTGAAAGAACTTCATTATATCTTTATTAACCTCTTCCCCTCTAAGAACCATACGGGTAAACATCCCTACTAGAATTAATGGATGCTCTGAGATCTCAATCCTTCCCGGCTCTTTTTCAAAAGAATCTGAGGATCCGGAAGTATCTCCGAACAGTCCAAATACGTTATTAGGATCTATTCCCACATATATAAATATAAGAGGGTATAAGAGTTATTACTACTTCTATATAAAATTTACATGATCCGGTACAGAATCTAACATATCCTGCAACTGTCTATTTACTAGATCTAAACGGCAGTGGGCAATACATTTATCAAGATTTAACTCCTCCAATACAATCATTCTCTTTCTACCTGCCCATATTTCAAGCAAAGTCTTTTCTCTCAGATCACCGAGCTTCTTAGTTTCTACTCCTCTAAAATGACAGCAGAGGTATACTGAATGAACGTTAATAACCCCGCTAAAAGTTTGGGCAAGACATTTAGGGTATTTTTTCTTATAACCCTCCTCGTACTTATTCTTAGAGTAGTGAATCTTAAAATTAGAATCCTCCAGAGCCAGAGTCTCTTCTATGTTATAAGGTATAGTATAATCTCCGTGGAAAGGTCTTATTTGAATATAATCAATACCTGCTTCTTTACATAACTCAGCGTAAGTAACTAAAGAAGGAACAGTGAGAGTGCTTGTTAAGAAACCTGAACCGATTGTAATATTAGAGTTAAGTTCCTGCTTCCTCTTGGCGAGTTTTTTCATATTCTCAAAAGCAAGATAGAAATGCCTTTCAGGAACTTTCCTAATCTCAGTATAGACTTCAGGAGTACCTCCATCCATGCTAATTCTAACCCAGGTACAGTTTTGAACTACTACATCTATAGACTCATCAGTAAATATAGTACCGTTAGTAATCATACCGACATCCATACCTAAAGACTTGATATACTGTATTAGTTTAGGAGTTATCTTATTAACCATAGGATCCCCGCCTCCAGTTAGGTTAATTGCTTTAGCTCCTAGATCGTAAACTTGATCAACATAAGATTTTGCCTGTTCCCAAGTTAGAGAGTCATCATTAGTCCTTCCTCCGGCTCCGGCTGCATAACATCCAATACAGTTATGATTACATCTATTAGTAGGATCTAACTCCCAAGTTACAGGAGTGGTATTTCCGGATTTAAAAAATTCTTGAAGTTTTTCC